GGTCCCTGGCTGGGCGGCTAGCCCCCACCCCCACCCCCTCAGGGGAGGGTCCGATGGGCTGCTTTGCCTGCCTCTGAGTCGTTGCAGAAGCCGCATTGCGGGCCGATATGGCCAGTTCTGTCGGCGTTGTGACCCAGGTGGAAGTCCAGGCCGACCGGCTCGTCACAGGAGACGCATCTGATGACCTCGCCGGCACGGATCCGGTCGCGGTACTGCTTGCGGAGCGCTTGATGGTCAGCGCCATAGCCGCGCTCAGCCTTGGTGCCGCGCTCCCGGTAGTACTCGGCCAGGCAGTCGGGGCACAGACCGCGGTAGGTGCCGGCGGGCACCAGTTGCGGGCACCGGCGACATACTCGCTTCGCCACTACTCGGGCTCGCCGTCGTCCCAGATGTCGTCGGTGATCCGCTGGACTGCGTGGAGCAGGCCATCGGTGACGTGGTGCGGTTGGTTGTCCGCGACGTCGCGGTAGTAGCTGCCGGCTCCGGTCCCGAAGTCGGTGGCGGCGACAGAGTAGACGCCGATCACCCAGTGCATGACGGTCTTCCCGTCACACTCGTCGGCGATGTGGGCGCGGATCGCGTCGTCCAGGGCCGCTTTGGTCTCAGCGCTCATCGTCGCCTCCTGGATAGGTGTGGGGCTGGCGCGCAGGTGGGGTCTTCGAACCTGGAAGGGGAGAGGTCTCTCCCACCTTCAGTGCCGTTCCGGGGAGCTGCTGTTGACGCGCCAGCCCAACGATCAAGGTGTCTTCTCGGCGAGCTCGCGTCCGTCGAGGCTGTGGTGGGTGTAGATCCATCCGTTCGAGCCATCGCGGCGGAACCATGCCTCAACGCGGGGACCGCAGATGCAGTCGTCGCCGCGGCCGTGGTCGACCAGGTCCTGTTCGGGAACCACGTCGACCTGGTTGTGAGCCACGTACGCGATCCACACGGCGCCTCCTGGTCCCGGGTAGTAGGCCTGCCCGGATTCGAACCGGTCCCCGCGTAGGGGCAAGGCATCCCGCATCCTCCTGGCTAATCCTCCCTGCCGTGGTTGACGGCCAACTAAGCCAGGACAGCTGGGCCTACGTGGTGGTGCCCCGCCTCGGCGCCCGGCAGGACTCCGGTCTGCTGGGTGTCGCCGACGTTCGGGAAAGGACAGACCGATGTCGACAGCCGAGGCGGGGCGGGTCGGGGGAAACAAAAACGGCCAGCGCTTGGCTGGCCGTTTGAGGGTGTGCGGAACACCCCGGATGCGTCTCAGTATGCACTAGGGGTTTTGCGACGATCAAGTGCACCCTGTTGCTCGGTGTGTCGCCCTAGACGCGCCATCCAGGGTCGAAGTCGGGATGATCGGCGTAGGGCTGCACCATCAGATACAGCACCCGGGGAACATCCCATCCCCCATCTCCTCGCCGTCTGCATGGGTACGCCGCGACGATGTCCAGCTTGGCCTTGCACTCGGCCAGGACGCGGGCGCTGCCGAAGCGCGCGACGTGGTGGGCCACCCCTGGGTCGCCAAGGCTCAGCAGGTCGTCGTCGGTGACGACCGCCTCTCGCGCACAGTCCTCGTCTTCGATGATGCGCGCGAGCAGGAAGTCGACGATTTGGGCGACTGGCGTGCTCATTTGTGGTCCTTTCGGCGTCGGTGTTCGGAGCGGTCCCGGACGCGTTCCTTCACTCGGAGCACGTCAGCAAGATAGTAGAGCGGGCGGCCACGGTGGTCTCGGCGTGCGGGGATGATCAGGTCGCGATCGCGCCAGGTTGTGATCGTCGACGGGCTGATACCGAGCGCTTTCGCGATCTCGCTGGCCGGCATGGGTGGTTGTCGTCGGCCCAGGTCGACCATCGTTCCGGGGGTGTACTGCTTCCCGCAGCTGGGGCATTCGTACCAACTGGCCTCGTCTCGGGCCTTGAGGACGTTGGAGCATTTCGAGCAGCGCGGAACCCATGGTTCACGCTTCCCGGTGGTTGCTTCCTCGAGGCTGGCTCGGAGCGCGGCGATGTCGCGGACGTACAGCGGCGCCCACGGCTGGGCGAGAGCGAACGTGCCGATCTTGGCTAGCCATGCGCATTCGCTGGCGACGGTGGCCGGGTTCGCGAGGGGTGCGAACTCGACGTGGCGTTGCAGCATCTGCCGAGCCATCGCGTCGGACCACCACACCAGGGTGGGGAGAGCGCCGAGGCGGTGGATGCTCGCGACCCGGCCGGGGTCGTGCCGGCGGCTCGCGAGCTTGGTGTCGGTCAGCTGGACGACGGTGAGGTTGATCGGGGCGCGGGATCCGGGCTGGACGTGGCCACCGTCGTCGTTGGGTTCGCCGGGTTCGGGACGGTCGGGCTCATCGATGGTGGGTAGCTGGGCGTAGAGCTCGGGGATCTGGGCGAGGTGCTCGCTGAGCGCGGTCACTTCGTCAGCGGCGAGGGGGGTCTTCGGGCGCCACCAGGCCATTACAGGTTGCCTCCTTCGATCACGACTGCGTTGAGGAGCTCCAGGCGGAACACTTCACGGCCGCCGTACCGTCGATACCGCTGCACCGAGATGCCGGTCCCTTCGCTGATCTCGTCACCGATCTTGAACTGCAGAACCGCGCCCGGCGGGATCGTGAACCCTGCAGGCCGGCCAGTCTCCTGATCACCGACCGAACCACTGCGACGCCCCATCCTCATGCGAAGAACCACCGCCCACCGGAAACGGCGATGGCCTCCGCGAGCCGCCGGGCCGCGCGCCGCTGGGCGACGACTTCCCTGAAGCGGTGGCGTGCACGGGCCTCGCGGATACGGCGCTCGAGGATCGCTGCCCGCTGGGCACGGGTCGGTCGATGGCTACTCACTGGTTCCGCCCTTCGAGTTCGGCGACGCGATCGGCGAGCCTGTTCCGTTCTGCCCACACCTCAGCGCGCCGCTTGCGTTCCCGGTCCAGGTCTCGACGCAGCTTCGCGAGCTCGTCGGCGGCGGCCGCGAGAGTCTGGATCGCGTCGAGGAGCTTCGCGTCAGCGTCTCTGCGGAAGAGGTAGCGGCGGGTGGCGGCATCCCAGTCCGTCTCGCGGCTGTCAATGCTGGGCATCGGTGTCCTCCTGGGTGAGGTAGCAGGGGTGGGTCAGGGGGATCGGGGTGTCGATCTGTCCTCGTGGTTTCAGACCGACCCAGACGTACCGATCGAAGAGGCCGAATCCTGCCTGGCGGAGCTCGATCAGCCGTCCTTCGATGGTCACCTTTGGTGCGTCCCAGTCTGTTCCGGGCTGGTGAAGGTCGGGGATCCGGATCGGTTGGCCAAAGTGGGCTGCGCGAAGGTCGCCGATGGTCGTCACTGAGCGGGCGTGTTGGGGCGTGCTCATTGCGCAGCAACCGTCGCAGCTGTGAACGCCGGTGTCGCTGGATCCGTGGCGGAGCGCGTAGGTGATCGAGTCCGGGTCGGGATGGCCGACACCGTGCTGGCAGATGCGTTCCATCAGGCCGCGGTCGGCGCGCCACACGAGCGGTGCAGCGTTCAGGGGATGAGCGGACGGGTTGTGGAGTGGGCACGGTTCGCCGGCGCACGCTGTGGCGGGATGGGTGACAACAACGTTCGAACCTCGGACCGAGCCGAACACGGCGTCTGCGGCGGCCATGCTCCACAGGTCGAACGTGTCCGCGTCGGACGGCTCGTCGGCGCTCATTTCGAGTCGCCCATGATCGTGTCCCAGACCGCCATGGTCCACTCGACGTCGCCCATCGCCGTATGCCGTGCGAAAGCGTCAGGATCGACACCAACCAGCCGGCTCAACTGTTCCGACTTCCACGGCTGGGGCGGGAGCTCGCCGAGCTGCGCGCGAAGGTGGCCGAGCATCAGCGGCACGATGCCGATCAGCTGGTGATTCCATCGCGGGGCCGGCGGCCAAGGCAGCTTCTCGAGGAGAATCTGCACTCGGGTCGCGTCGAAGTCCGGCGCGCTGCCGACCCAGAACAAGGTGGTTTCCTCGTCGGGTTCGAGGAAGTGGTAGATCTGACTCATGGCGCTCCTGGCGGTTGTGGCGCCGTGGCATGCCGGGAATCGTGACTGGTGGTCAGCCGCGAAGCTCTCGGGCAGGCGCCAGCACTTGGCCGGATCATGCTCGATGAACAGGTGAAGGCTTGTCTCCTGGCCGCCAGGCGCGCGGCGGACGGCCGCGAACTCCCAGATGTCGGCGTCCATGGTGGGTGCTGGCTCGAGGAATGGCGCGTAGAAGGCCTTGGCCGCCAGCTTCACGACGTGGCCACCGATGTTGATCTCGTCGCCCTTCCGCACCTGGTGAGCGTGGACCTCGATCTTGCTCATCGGGCCACCTCGGATGCGTTCTGGTCGGTCTGGTCAGGCATTGGTGTCTCCTTCGTGGTGGGGAACTCGGCGCGGATAGCGGCGATCAGGGCGGGGTCGTGGATGGCTTGCCGGCGGTCGTCGATACATGCCCGGCAGGGCTTGGTGGTGGAGTCCTCGCAGCGGTGCAGGGAGCACCAGCCGACCGGGACGGGTGTGTCTTTGGGATGGACGACGACTTGGGATGACCACCAGGGGCCGTCCTCGGTGAACAGCCGGGGCGTTTCGTGGTCGAACGTGCCGGGTTCCTGACCGGGCTCCAAAGCGATCCAGATCATGGCCCGCCCCGCGGCCCACAGGGTGCGGTGCGTCGCGTTCTTCGCCAGGAACGACACCAGCGAATCCCAACGCCAGTCGGGGCGCAGGATGGTGAGCGCGCTGGCGAGTTGCTCGATCTCGGCACGGTTCACCGTTCCCAGCTCCCGTCGGTGCGGTAGTCGGACTCGTCCAGGTCCCACCAGCGGCGGTCAGCGTCGAGGACCTGGTCGAACCGGCAGTCAGGGCAACGGAACGCGGTCAGCCCGTACAGCGCCAACGGTCCGCGCCCGGCATGCAGTTTCGGGCGGACCGATTCGGGAAGGCGCCGGCGTGCCGCGTCGCCGTCGAGGATCTGCTGGCGGGTGGTTCGCGGCGACAGCGCTCGGCGGCCGCGATTCGTCAGCGGGGGCGTCAGGGATCCGCAGGCGGGGCAGCAGTGCCTCGGCGTCGGAGGGCAGATGAACACCGGGCCGTGGGAGTCGAGGCGCTCCCAGCCGTCCCAGACCACGACGTTCCCGTCCCAGCGTGGCGGCAGGTCGAAGTCCCGTTCGAACCTGAGGGTCTGCTGGTTCATCGCTGGATTCCTCCAAGTTCCAAGTTCGGCGAGCTCGCGCGTTGACCAGGGTGAGGTTGGAGCTTGGAGTCGTGGATATCCGTAGGGGTTGAAGGGTTGTAGGGCGTTAGGGGTTGAGGGGTATTACGGGAACCCTTCCCGGAAGGGTTAGCCGAACCGTTAGCGGAACCCTTAACCGAAGGGTTAGCCGAACCCTTGGCTGAACCGTTGGACGAAGGGTTGCCGTCGAGAGTCGCGCGGACCATGTCCATCAACTCCGGATAGGAGGCCTGGAGCGCTGGCCATCCGGCGAGGTCGGGGAAGTCGTCGAGGTCCTTAGCGAGCTCGGCGAGGATCGCTTCCCGGATCCGGTCAGAGTGCACCAGGTAGAAAGCGCGGCCCATGGCCTTGGTGACGTTGGGGACCTTCAGCACCTCATCCCAACGAATGAACGTTCGCACACACATCTCGCCCGTGCGGCTATCGACGACCAGGAAACGGGCTTTGTCGAGGGCCTTGATCAGCGCGCGGCACTTCGGCTCGGTGTAGTCCGATGCGAGGCCGACGAAACGGGTAGGGACGAGCGGGAGTACTCCGCACCAGCTGATGTCGGGATGGGTGGACAGCGCGTCGTAGAACGCCTGCTGGCTGCTGGTCAGCCCGACGAAATCGGCGTCGTCCCAGCGAGACACCCAGGATTTGCCGTACTTGCGGGCCATTAGCGCTCGGTCTCCTCTTGGTTGGTGCTGGTGGGGATCTGGTCTTCTGCGCGTCTTCGGGGATCTCCGCGCCATACCTGGATGGCGATGGCGGCGACGTCGTGGACGGCACGGACGCACCGGTCGCACACCCATCCGTTGCCTGGTGGTGCGGTGTCGATGCGTTCGGCGCGCCGCTCGTCGTGCGAGTCGAGGGTCTTTCCGCACCAGGTGTCTTCGGGTGTGCGTTGGATGTGCCATAGGCGGCCGTCGAAGAGCCGGGCCCAGGTGATGATGGGTTCGGTCATGCTGCTTGTCTCCTGGTCTTCGAGGGGGCCGTGGTGGGAACTCGTCCGCTTGGTCGGGCGCGTGGGTCGTCGATCCGGTCGTCATCCCAGGCCATGGGCGGTGCCCATTTCCGGGCCTGGGCGTGTCTGCGGGCTCGTGTGGTGGCGGCTGAGGGCTGCGGGGTGCTGTTCCAGAGCGCTTCGTACAGCTCGGCGATGCGCTTCTGGGTCGCGCGGGTGATGGTGGGGCTTCGCATGAGGTTGCTGACTCGTCCGGGCGTGAAACCGAGTGCGGCGTCGAGTTGGGCTTTTGGCCAGCCGATCGCGACCAGGGCTTGGATGCGTCGGCGGGTCCCGGTGGGGTCGACGTTCGCTCCTGAGGCGAGGTCGAGCTTCACGGCGAGGATCTTCGCCGCGGTGGCGGCGCGGACGCGCTTGCGGGGTGGTTTGTGCGCAGGGTGGGACGGGTTGTCGCGGTGGAAGCCGTAGAGGATGCCGGTCATCACGGATTCGTTGATGCCGGCCGCTTTAGCGATCGCTCGGCGGCCCATGCCAGCGTCACGGAGGCCACGAATGTGGGCGCGGACGACGTCTCCGTCGACGAACTCGGGAGGAATGTCTTGCCACTGCGAGATCGCCTTACGGCGGGCACGGTCGCGTGCCTGGACCCGGTTCGACGCGGTGCAGGGCTCGCAGCGGCACCGGTCCTGGACGTACATCGTGCGGGTGCCGTGGCGGTGCCTGCCGTCGTGTTGGCACTCGACTGGTTCGGAGTACGTCCGAGGCTTGCGTGGGGGCAGCGTGTCGGCTTTCCAAGCGCGCTGGTAGCAGGCCCGGCACAGGTCGAGCACGAGCTCGCCGGTGCCGCCGCAGGAGCTGCAGGTCGCGGGGTGGGTCATGCTGGCCACCTCCAGTAGCACAGGCAGATGTGTGCGCCGGCGTGGTTCGGCCGCCGGGAGCAGCTGTGGCCGTTGCGTTCCTCGTTGCAGTAGTTGTCGCCGCCGGGCGGGCAGATGGGGCCGGGCAGGACGGGTGCAATCTGCTGCTTCTCGTCGCGGCGGCGCTGAAGGAACCTGGTCAGACGGGTCAGGATGCTCACCGGCGGGTTCCCTTCGGGATCATGTCAACGGCCTGCTTTGGCGAGTACGACTCGGCGATCGCGTGACGGATCTGGCGAATGTCCGGGTCGGCCTCGATCGCCCTCGCTTCGTCTGGGGTGGCTGGCCTCATTTCGGTCGGGCTGGTGAAGATCGAGAAGGCTCCGCAGTGCCAGCACAGTGAGACGTCGCCGGCCTTCGGGCGCTCGTTCGTCGTCGCACCGGTGGTGGCGTCGATGGTCTTGCCGCACTGATGGCAGGCGGTTGCCGGGAGCCGCCGGGCGCGTGACTTCGTCATTTCGTGGATCCCGTCTCGTCGGGGTCCGGGTCGGGAGCGGTCCAGGCCTGGTAGATGGCGTGGAGCTCGCGCCACACACCGGCGTCGCCGTCGTCCAGGAGCGCCTCGAGCACGCGGTCGGCGACCATGTAGCCGCTGTCGTTGAAGCATTCGACGCCGAGGAAGCCGCACGGGCCTCCGGGGAGCCACCAGTCCTTGAGTTGCTTGGGGTGGTGGATCGTGACTGCCCCCGCGAACAGGTCGGCGAAACTGGGTTGTCCGCCCACCAGGTCGATTCCCGGGACGGTTCCCCGGACGGGCTTCCGTTGCAGATAGATGCTCCAGCCAAGGTCGCGCACCGGGTGGCGCATCCAACCGGTGTTGAGGTACCAGGAGATAGCGCTGTTGCCGGGGCAGCGAAGGACGAACGCTAGGTGGAGCCCGTCAGCGCCGCGGCCGTCCTCAGGGTCGTCGCGGTGGTCGTAGCCCGGGTGCGCCAGCACCTCGGTCGTGAAGCCCTCAGGGAGCGTGAACGGCTCACTCATCGTGCACCGTTCAGGGCTTCGCGGAGTCGTCGTGCGGCGTCGTCGTGGATCTGCGCCGCTTTCTGCATGACCTCAACATCAGGGCCAGGGAAGTGGCGCGCCTTGTCGGCTTTCGTCTCGTGCCAGCCGATCAGGTCTCGCACCCGCTGGATTGCTGCTTCGGCCTTCTCGGCGCGATCGCGCTCGGTGAGCACAAGGGCGCCCCGCTCATCAGCCTTGCTGGCGTATCCCCAAACCTGCGCACGGCGATACTCCAGCTCATTGCACAGCGCAGCTAGCAGCTCAGGAGCGCGAGCAATCAGAGCAGCGTCCTCAGCCGAGTACTTCGTGAGCTCGTCGCCCGTGAAGCACACATTCCAATGAGCATCGGGGCGAGTTCCCCACACCCCGATGATGCAGGGTGCTTGGATGCCTACCCGCCATGGCCAGGGTGTGGCAGCAGCGAGAAGCGCCCGCGCCTCATCCAGTAGGGCGATCTTGGGTTCGCTCATGCTGCGATCTCCCGGAGTCGGTCGTGGCCGGCTTGGTAGCCGGTCTGGATGGCTGTCTTGGCGGCGGTGATGTCGTCGTCGTTGTCTGGGGGTGGGGTGAGGAGTTTCGCGATCGCGCGGAGGGCGGCGCATTCGGCGTCGTGGAGGTCAGCAGCGGTGCTGGCGGTGAGGCGCGGGTTGGGTCCGATGACGATGATGCGGGTGCCACAGGTGCAGCAGATGGCTCGGGCGACTGCCGGCACGAGAGCGATGACGGTGTCGGCAGTGCGGTCGATGGACTCGGACATGCTGGGTACTCCCTTCGGTGGTCAGAACATTCGACGGCCGGGCGCCGAGATGTACTCGTCGTGGATGATGGTTCGGCCGTCGACGGTGCTGGTCCCGAGCCGGCGGCGGCCGCCGGTCGGGGTTACGCGGGTACGGGTGAAGGAGACCTGCTCGAGGAGGAACTCGGGCTCGTCTCCGCTGGGGTTCGGCGTCGTGATCAGGAACGTCTCGCGGATCTGTTCGCCGCAGCAGTAGTCGGCAGGGTGGTCGTCGGGGATGGGCCGCTCGCACAGCAGGCAGAGCCGGCCGAGGTCGTAGCTGGGTCGGCGGTAGCGGGTGCGGGTCTTTGCCACTGTGGTCCTTGCCTAGATGAGGGTTTCGGGGTCGGTCATGGGTTCGACGAAGAACAGGACGCCGGGCTCGTCGAGGCCGGGCGCTGGGATGCTGGGATCTCCAACGAATCGCTTGTAGATGTGGAGGTCGCAGACCAGCGCGTCGTTGTCGAGGACCGCTGACTCTTGGAGGGCGTCGAGGAGCATTCGGGTGAGCTTGTCGGTGTCGGGCGGGGTGTGGGGCCAGCGCCGGCCGGGGTCGCTGACCAGGCGTGGCCGGGCGAACCAGGCGGTGACGACGACCGCACCGCTGTAGGTGCCGCCGAGGTGCCGGCGGAGCTTATGGCCGGCGTTCTCCAGCAGCTGGCGCCACTCCTTGCCGAGACCTTTCGGGTCGTCGGGCTGGACGTTGTGGATCACGGTGTGGTGATGGCCGCATTTCGGGCATTGCGTGATCCGTGGCCCGATGCAGTGCATCGAACCTTTCGGGCGCGGGATCCCGACCACTCGCAGGCCGGCCATCAGGCTGCCTCGTCTTCGAAGACGAGCTGCGACGGGCCGTGCCAGGACCACAGGCCGAGCCGACCCTGTTCCGGGATCGGGTGGCGGAGGCGGCGCGGGTCCCGGATCGCGTGGTGCACAGCGCCGGACTCGGCCCACAGCGAGTTGCACGCCGGCGCCGGGTCCGCGAAGCACACGGGCAGGCCGTGGCTGTAGCGGGCCGAACGGTGAACGTCGACGAGGTCGACGCTGCCGAGGATCACGCCCGTCTGGCCCATCGGCGATTCGGCCCACCCCTGCGACTCGGTGATACCGGCCAGCGACAGGCAGCGGCCCGCACTGACAGGGTCGGCGTAGGCCTGGCCGGCGTGGATCAGGACCGGGCCGCGGTACGTGCCGGCAAGGTTCTGGGTGCGGTTCTCGACAGGCTTGAAACCCATCATGATCGCCCACGCCCACGGCTGCCGCACGGTGAGTACTCGCCAAATCATCGGATCGCTCCCGGCATGATCAGGGCGACCTTCGCGGCGCGCAGCACAGCCACAACCAGGAGCGCGACGACTGCGACCGCGACGACCGCAGCGACCCACCGGAACGAAACCCGCGTCGGCACCGGCACCGGCCGTGGCTCACCACACACCGGATCGAACCAGTACTTCCGGGCACTCATTGGGCTGCCCCCGAGCACGCTGAGCACAGATCGTCCTCGACCCACGAGCACGGCACCCCGTCAGTCACACAGGCGTGATCATCGGTGCAGCCACACACCCGGCACGTCGGCGTGGGCTCAGGTTCGGGCTGCAGACGGGCCCGTTCAATGTCGGAGAGTTGGTAGCCGAGCTGCTCGAGGACGCTGTACAGCGCCTGGGCGTCCGGGTTGGTGCTGAGTGACTGCCAAGCCCACCGGTCGGGCTGGACGCGGCCATGGAGAACCACGAGGAGCCAGCACGCGGGATCAGCGTCTGGGAACGCAGCGCGGAGCTCAGCTTGCAGTTCGCGGGCAGGGGCATGTCCGGCGCCGGCCCACTTCTCGATGATCCACCCATCCGACCTGTAGGTCGCGACCACATTGAGTAGCGCCCCGCTGAGGATGATGCTGACCTGCTTGGTGGTGAGCGTCTTCGTCATCAGGTCACGGATGAAGTCGTCTCGGAGCTTCGCGGCCGCGACAGCCTCGGCTTCCAGGGCTTCACCATGCGCGTCGCGTTCGGTGTTCTGGGAGCTGCTCTCAGCTCGTTCTTCATCGGTGGTGGGCCGAATCAGTTCGATGCCGGAGTAGTTGTTGATGTAGACGGTGCCTTCGGGGATGCCGTCCTTCTTCGCGCGGGCCAGGTCACCGGTTGACGTGATCCGGGCAACGGGCCGGTACTCGGCGTAGGCGTAGCCGTCGCGGGTGTGGTGCTTGATGCCGAGCTTGCGGAGTTCGGCGCTGATGCTCTTGCGGAGTTCACCGACTCGGAGTTCGCGTTTGGCGTCGTCGAGACGCCAGCGCCAGTTGTTGGTGCCGATCGCGTCGGTGAGCTTGGCGAGGAGCTCCGGATAGCCCACGAACCGGTCCATTTCGGCGGCGTCCTCGAGGGTGGCCTGGTGCAGGTGAACCTTTTCTCGGGCAGCGTCGGGGAGCTTCATGAGCCGGAGCCGGGCAGTCACCGTCTTCTCGTTTCGGCCGGTCTTGGCCGCTATCTGGCGGACGCCGACGCCCAGGTCGAGGAGGTCCTGATAGCCGGCCGCTTCCTCAACGGGGCTCAGGTCCTGACGCTGGCAGTTCTCCAGCAGCATCAGGTAGTGCTGCTCGGAGTCGGTGAGGCGGGGGTTCACGATCGCGGGCACTTCGGTCAGGCCGGCGAGTTTCGAGGCCGCGAGCCGGCGGTGACCGATCACGGCCCGGTATCGGTCAGGCGCGTCAGGGTTGGGAACGAGTAGCAGGTTCTGCTGGATGCCCTGCGCCTTGATCGATTCGGCGAGCTCATCCAGCTGGCCGAGGCCCCATCGTGGGTTGTGCGGGTGCGGGTCGATCAGGTCGACCGGGATCATTTCGATGGTCGGCATGGTCACATCACCTGCGCCCGTTGCCTCAGGGCCGCGATCTGAGCGGCGTTGAGGGGGTTGTTGCGGATCTCGTAGGCCTCGGCGTCGTCGCGGTCCTCGAGCGTGGCCATGGCCAGGCCGATGCCGGCAGCGACGGCGAGGTGCAGGATCTGATCCATGCTTGACGTCGCTGCGGCGGCTTCCTCGAGGTGGTGCTCGATCTGGAGGCGCAGCGACGGCACGACCCACCCGATGGTGGCTTCTGGCGTTTCGGGGAGGCCGGTGGCGGAGTCGACGTTCATTGGTGGAGTCCTTCCTGAGGTGTTGGGTGGGGTGGTGCTAGCCGGTGCAGTGGCAGTCCGGGAGCGGGCATGGTGTGGATCCGAGTTCTTTGCTGACCCACCACCAGGTGTGGTTCGGGTGGTGGCAGTCGGGGCAGGTCAGATCGGTGGTCTGGAGCGTGGTGACGATCTCGGTGACGCTGACGACGCACTCCCACGCGGACCGGACTTGGTACACGTTGGGGATCCGGGTCTTCACGCCGAAGCCGCCGGGGTCCAGTCGGCTCAGGTTGCCCCGGAGGGTGTCGAACTCGGCGCCGGCGTAGGCCGGGTCGGAATAGTGAATGACGTCGCCGATGATGTACTCGGTGACCTTCTCCGACTCCCGCTCGATCCAGTCAGTGGCCTGCAGCCATTCGGACCAGAGGCCTTCCTCGGCGACTTTGTCGACCTTCGCGGCGTACCAATCCGGGCGCGGCCGGCCGAGCACGACCGAAGCCATGGCGGTGTTGGGGATCTCGACGGGCTTGGTCAGCTCCGGGAAGAGGAGGCCTGGCAAGTAGTAGGTGGCTAGGTATCGGGTGCGGACCTCGCTCACGGCGTCACCAACCCGAGTCGGGCCGCGGCCGCTTCGACTTCGTCCCACAGCTCGCGCCGTCCACCGTTCCGATCCGGGTGAGCGATCGCCCGCGCAGTCCGCCACATTTCGATGTCGGTCAGGCTCTGATCGGCGGCATCGACGCCGTGGCCGATCATCGCGGCGAACACCTCACGCGGCGACGTCGAAGGTGTGCCAGCTTCGAGCTGGAGCCAGCCTTTGTACTGTTCGCCGGTGCTGGTAATGCCGTAGCGATCGACGGCGCGGAGCGCTTCGAGGCCGAGCGCGATCGAGCGCACGTTGTGGCGCCAGAACGTGCACGAGTCGGTCTGCCATGACAGGGTGCCGAGGCGGGTGTCAGCGATGAGCCGCACCCCAGGGAACCCGGGTGTGGTGTTCGCGCGGAGGATCCCGTCGAGGCGGATCTGGTCTTCGGTGACATCGATCTGGAGGACCACCGCGGTGGCTTTCAGCTGGCCGAGCTCACGGTCGAGGAGCGCCATGGTGTCGTTCCAGTCGGCCTTGAACGCGGAGCGGGGCCGGCGGTTCTTCGTGTGGGGTTGGCCCCAAGGCTGTTGCAGGGGTCGGTAGGTGAGGATCATCGCCCCTCACCCTTCGAGCCTGCGGGCTTCCAGGTGCAGTGATCGCACTTGGTGCAGCGGGCCGCTACCTGGGCGACGCCGGCTCGGATGAGGACTCGAGCGTCCTCGGGGATGATGTAGCGGTGGCTCTCCGAGGCTGCGCACGGGTGGGTCCGGTGCACCTTCAGGCAGCTGGCCGACTTCTTGATGGCTGGCGATGAGTGCAGCCGGGACGCGCGGCGTGCTTCGCGCCCGTTGCGGAAGGAGATCGGGCCGACGCCGCCGAAGCGGAAGCGTGGGTCGAGTTCGGTGATCATCTCGATGAGGCCGGGCGCGGTACGGCCGGCGCGGCGAGCGTTGGTGTACGGAACGGTGTTGGTGGTGCGGGCCATTGGGGAGTCCTTCGAGAGTGGAACGCGGTGGTGGTCAGAGGTCGATTTCGACCCAGGTGAAGACCGGCACCGTGGTGCCGAGGTGGGTGTCGTAGTCGGCGCCGCTCAGTACTTGACGCTGGAGGACGACGTCGCGGACGTACTCGGTTTTGTCGTCGGCCCACTGCTTCAGCTGGCGGGCCTGTTGGAGGATCCCGTCTTGTTCGGTCGCGGTGCGGCTGAGCCGATGCCACGCGTCGTCGGGAACTGCCTCGTAGGGCACGCCGGCGGCCTGCAGCAGCCCAACCTGGTGCGGATCGGGCATGCTCCACGAAAGGCGGTAGACCGGCGCATCAGTGGCGCCGAAGGCCGCAATTATCAAGGGGCTAGGCATGCTCGCCACCGGTGCCGGATCGTTGGATCCACGCGAGGCTCTTCAGCAAGTCGGTGAGCACGGAAGCGTTGACTTCAGTGATGCCGAGCAGCGCAAGCATGACCTCCTCGGCCGCGCCATTACGCACCCCGAGGTACCGAACGGCGACGAAGGCCACCGTGCACGACACCCCGTTCCCACAACTCGAAGGGTGCTCAAGATGACTCAGCAAGAGCTTCTGCGCGCTGCTCCACACGTCGCGGGCGCTGACGGCTTGCATACCCAGAGGGGTCGACGAGCCGAGGATCGCGACGACCTGGTCGAGTTGCTGAATCCTGCTGATCGTCGCCGCGATCGCCGCGTCGGGCGTGATGAATCGCTTCTCGAGTTCGTCGGGGAACTTCATCGCGGGTCCTGGTCGGGGTGTGCGGAGAGGTAGGCCTCGACGGTGGCGTTGGGTTGGCGGCCACTCTTCGCGTGGGGCAGGTCGGGCTTCTCGGCCCACACGCGCACAGCGGAGCGGGTCTCCTTGGTCAGCTGGAACCACACAGCGGTCGCCCGGTCTGTTTCGAGCGGTGCCGGCTGCTTCGCGATCGCTGCGCCGCTGATCTGTTGCAGCTCGGCGAGGATCTCGTCCTGGCGGCGTCCCAGATCGTCGAGCTCGGCCAGGAGCGCGTTCTTCCGGCCCGTCGTCCAGTCATCGACGAGACCGACCAGGTGCCGCAACTGCTCTTCGACCGCGCGGGCAATCGTCGCCGGCTGACCCGGCAAAGTCTTCGCGACGCTGAGGAGCCGCTCGATCGAGCGCGGATCCGGCAGCGACCAGCCGCCCTCCTGGGCGGGATCGTCCGCGGGCGCCGTCGACGGCTCCTCAGCCGTCACCGAGTCACCATTGCCATCGGCATCGGTGACGCTCCCCACTTCTACTGGTGGTTGCTCCGACGAGTGGGGGAGATCAGATGGTGCGGTGCTGACCAGCGCGGCGAGCTCGGCTGGCACCGAGGGGAACTCGTCGCTCACGGGCTGGCTGAAGTACTTCGCGGCCTCGTCGACGACAGCGTCACCGATGGGGTTCCCGGCGCGGGTGGGCGGGACCGGGACGTCGGTCTCGTAGTCCTCGACGGGTGGGGTGTTGCGGAGCTTGCGGTAGATCTCGCGCGCCGCTTTGCTCATCGCGCTGACGGAGTTGCCGTACAAGCCGGGCACGTCAGCGACGACGCTTTCGGAGATCCGGAGCCGGGCCGCGACGCGCGCTGGCGCTTCACCGCGGCCCAGATGGGTCAGGATCTCAGCGAGTTGCCGATCCGACAGGGTGACGGTGGCCATGGCAGGTCACAGCTCCTGACCAGTGTGGATCGACACGATCTGGGCGCCGGACTCGGCCTCGCCGATGACTTCGATCTTCGCGTCGTCGACGGATTCGGCGTCGATCGGGAGCGGGGTCTCACCGGTGCGTGTCTCGGCGGCCTGGAGCAGTATCTTCTGGTGCTCGGGAGAAGCCAGGCCCAGAATGTCGAGCGGTTCCTGTCCGAGCACGCCGAGCGCCTCGACACGCGAAATCTCGACGGTGGGAACGTGCTGGCGACCGTCGTCGCCGGCAACGACCTTGATCTCGCGGACGCGCGCGACGCCGATGATCAGAACAGCTGCCGGGTTGTCGACGTCAGACTGGTTCCAGCGATCCGCCAACGCTTCGGCGAGCCGGTCCAGGCCGTTGATCAGTTCGTTGCCGGGGAGCCTGCCGGCGAGCTTCATCTTCGCGCTCATGAGTGGAGTCCTTTCAGAACAGTGCCGGGGGCATGTCCGGCTTCTTCGTGGTGGTGCGGCTGGCCGCGGTCTTCTTCTTGCGGTTCTTCGTGCAGGTCGCCCAGTGCGCCAGGTAGGGCACTTCGCCGGGCTGGATTGGGTTCTCGGCGGTGATGACGCGGCCGGCGACGAGGCGGGGACCTTCGCGGCGGGCCGCGATGTTGCCCTGGACCGGGTCGATGCCGACGTTGAGCGGCATCGACGTTCCGGTCTGCATGCGGGCGAACAGCAGCGGCGCCCCGCACTCCCGGCAGACGGCCATCGCGGTGGCCGCTTACTCGTCGAGAGCGGAGGGTTGACCGCCCGCCCACACGTTGAGGTCTTCGCGGGTCGTCATGGTGCGCAACAGGTGGAGGATCTGTGCGGCTTCGTCGGCGTCAAGGTCCGCGGCGTCGACCAGCTGGTCGTCGGTGTCGCGTCCGAGGATCAGGTTGAAGAACGTGAGTTTCGTCTTCGTGGAGGCCTGGATCCCGAGCCGGGAGCATTCGGCGCGGAGTTGCTGCTTCTGCGCGGTCATGACCTTGGGTGCCGGCACGTCGCCGGGGATTGGGGGAGCGGCCGGCTCAAGCCCGGCCGCTCCCGTCCCGGGCACCGATGACGACGGAAAGGCGGCGTCTTCAGGCTGTGGCGGTGTGCCTGCATCGGTGGCGGTCTGTGTGGGGGCCGGTGGTGTGGCCGGCTGCCCCCCGGCTGCGGCCACACCACCTTTCGGCTCGGGAACCGTGGGGCCTTCCCCTGCGCCCACCATTCCCGGGTCGGTTCCTACCCCCCGCTCTTCGACGATCTCGGCGTCGACGATGTCGTCGGTGATGACTTCGCCGGTTTCCGGATCGATCACTTCGTCGTCCTCGTCCGCGGCGTCGGCAGCGGCGAGGAGATGGTCGGGGATCTGCAGACCCTCAGCCAGGCTGTGTGCCCGGTCCTGCTCCGCGATGACGGCCTGGGCGTCGCGGAGCTTCTGCCGGCGGTACTCGGAGCTGGTCGGCACCCACTTCTCGAGGCGGCGTGCCGCGGTCTTGGCCCACATCGCTTCGGGGTCGGTGTTCCATGGCGACCTGTCGGAACCAGCGGAGGCGGACTTCGCGCGAGCCCGGCCAATCTCGGTCGGGCCGACGACGACCACCTTGCTCGTCCCGCCGTCGCTCATCACGGCGTACGCGTAGGCGCCGATCAGCTCGCCCCGATCGCCGAACCAGTCGACTTCGTGCTGCGGCCTCGCGTCGACGCCGGGCCGGTAGTGGAAGACGTCGCGGCTCTTGACGACCTCGACGATGACGGAGCTGACCGCGCCGGCACGGTAGATGCGCTCGACGATGCCCTTGTAGCCCTCGATGCCCTGAATGACGCGCGGTTGGCCCTTCTTCGGGCTGAACGGCACCAGATAGAACTCGTCGGTGCCCGGTTCGAGCCCCTTCCGGGACGCCTGGATCAGGGCGGCCATGAACGCGTTCAGGTCGTTCTCGGCGGCGCTGCGGATCTCGGGCCGGGTCGCGAGGGTGGCCTTCACCGACGCGATCCACTGCGAGCCGGAATCCTCCCGCAGATGTGACGGGAGCAGCCGCGCGAAGCTCCCCGACATCGAGTCGACCAGCTGCGAAGCGGTCTTCCGCTCGGGCAGGTTCGGCGTCTCTTCGGTCATTGGTCATCCCTCCAGTTGGGCCAGCTCGGCCAGGTAGTCCAGGGCGGCGGTGCTGCCCGGCACGGTGTCGGTGTCGTCGGCTTCCCAGCCGGCCATCGGGGTGTCCGCGGAGAACCCACGCGGGAACGCCCAGTGAGGCAGTCGCAGCGCACGGGTTTCGGAGGGGTAGCCAGGGAAGTTGTCGTCGGCGAGGCAGTCGGCGAGCTCGTGGAGCGCCTGGCGGTAGTGCTGCCGGCCCAGCTCGATCGAGTCCGCGTCGAGTTCCCACACGACCGTCTGATACGGCTCGACCTTCTCAGTGACGATGAACCGGAACCGGCGCGCGGGATGGCCAAGAGCGGACGCCACGTCGCAGTACATGGGGTGCTGCAGGTAGTAGCCGAGCCGGTACGCGACCTTCGCGAACTCGGCCTCGTCGACCGAGTCAGCCGTCTTGTAGTCGGCGAGCTCACGCTCGGTCAGCCAGTCGATCCGGATCCGCAGCCACAGCCCCGACTCGGGATCACGCCAGAAACCAGACACCTCGCCCTGCCCAGCGGTGAGCAGCTCGGCGGCGTCACGATTCCGCAGCACCGAAGCTGCCATCGCCTGGGCCCGGTCGTAGTCGGGCGCGAGGAGCGGTGTCATCCCTTTCGCGCGGGCGTCGTGGGCGACCGCCCTGGTCTTCGGGGAGTTCCACGAGTCGTCGCGGATCCGCGCGATGGGCTGACCGACGCCGAGGACGAGTTTGTGGACGACGGTGCCCAGGTCTAGCACCTTCGACGTCTGCGTCGGGATCGGGGCGGCGGGCTGCTGGGATGCGTGGAGCCAGTGAGCTGGGGTCGGGGCGGCCCGCCACGCCTTCAGATCGGAACGTGACCAGGTCTTGATGCCGTCACCGATCACGCCGGCGTGGTAGTCGGCTTCGGGCACACGCCCGTACAGGCCGGGGCCGGTGATCTGGGGGAGACTCATCGCCGGCCCAACGAATCGAGCCAGGTCACGATCCGGGCGCGCACGACGTCCGCGATCGCGGCCAGGATCAGGATCGCGATGATCGCCATGACCACCCGGACGACCACGGTCACCCATGCCCACTGGTCGACGGTGATCACTTCACACCGCCGGCGGGTTGCGCGGGGACGCCGCGTTGGGGAACGGATGGAGTCGCGTCCCCGCGCAAGTCGATCGACACGGTCAGGTGAAGGGCGTGTCCTGCCGCCGGAGAAGATACGGCGGCAGGACTGTCCCCTCCTCCCGTTACCGTCGGTTCCGCGGCCGGGATCCGACCCCCAGCCGCAGAAGGAGAAGAATCATGGCCAAGTTCGTGCTGCACTACCCCGGCGCCGACTTCGAGGTCGAGAGTGAATCGGTGATGTCCCTGATCGACGGACTCAACGAGAGCGGAACGCTCATCATCCCGACCAGCAACGGCCCTGTCGGTTTGGTGACCGGCGGGATACCCATCTACGTGACCGAGAAGCCTGACGGCCGCGTTTACGCGATCTGATACCAGCTGCAACGCTGCAGCGCGTGCCGGATGCGCTTCCTCGTCGGCGAACGGCGCCGACGGCACGTCACGCAAGGCCCGCGCTGCAGCACGAAGCTCATTAAGGGCCTCGGCCTGCGCCACACCCGAATGCACCGGGCTGCGCGGGGTGCGGCGTTCCTGGGAACAGGATGCTGGAGCTACACCCTTATGCACCGGGCCATCGATCCGGACCTGCCGAACGACCTGGTCGGGGTTGAGACCACCGCGGTAGATCGGAACACCGAGCGCCCGCTCGACACTGTCCCAATCCGTCGAATAGTCGAGCGGGTTCACAGGAACGATCTGCCCATCGCACACATGGATAACTACCGGCTGCTGAGGACGAGGGAGAGCCATCAGGACACCGCCTCTTCAGTAGTGCCTCGGCTGCCGGCCAGAACCCGGTCGATGTCGGCTTGGTAGATCCGCCGCTGGCCGCCGGGAGTGCGGTAGCCCTGCAGCTTGCCGCCGTCTTGCCAGCGCCGAACTGTGTCCACCGAGACTCCGAGCTGCCGAGCAGCCTCGCCGATTGGCACCAATCCACCGAGTTGCGAGGTATCCCTAGGTTCGCCCATGGCTGAGATACTAGGCATGCCGCGGCGGGTGCGCAAGGTATACCTAGGGGCTATCCAGAATTGCCTAGGTTTGCTAGGGTTTGCCCCATGTCAGCTACATCCGAAAGCGTGGAGCTCTTCCATCATCTGATGCCGGGGCCGTACGACTGGACCTTCGGGGACCACCTTCGCAAGATTCGGCGCGTTCACGACCTAACTCAGGAGGAGTTTGCTCGCGCGCTCAATGTGAACCCGAAGTCCTTGGCAGCGTGGGAGGCGGATAGCTGGCTGCCCAGGGATATCGTGACCCTCGCGAAGCGCATCCAGTTGAGCTACGGCGTGCCGGTGAACTGGACGCTCGGGATCCTCGACCATGTGGAAACGTCCCCCGCCGGCGAAGCCGACGAGGGACGTGATGTGCGCCGCCAGGGACTCGAACCCCGAACCCGCTATGTAAGAGCTTCCGCTAGTCAGAGCGGTATTGCTGAGATCATTCCCATTGACTCGGACCCCGAACCCAGTGATTTCGTGGGTCGAGAGGCTGAAGCCGACGTGATTACCCTGCCGACCTGGCTGAACCGCCCGGGTATCTCAAGGCGCGCGCTGCGCTAGGCGATTGAATCGTGACGAATCTCTCAACCGCGGCTGTAGGACACGCCGAGCCGGGTGCGCCGGTCCTGCGCCTCGTGAACGGTGCTCACGAAATTGCGCCAATGAAGAGGGATCAAGCCATTTGGGCGCGCGCGATATTCGACTACCGGACGTGGATGGCGGCGGCGTCGCTGTCCAAGAACACCATGTATCTGCGGACCTACCAGCTCCGGCGCCTGGGCGAGGAGATCAAGAAGGATCCGTGGTCGGTGACGACGGACGATCTCGCGGGGTGGTTCGCGGCTCAGGGCTGGGCGCCCGGCACGGTGCGGTCGTGGCGCTCGATGGTGAGCTCGTTCTACAAGTGGGCGGTCGTCACTGGCCGGGTTGCGACGTCGCCGGCGGCGACGCTGCCGCGGGCGCCGATGGTTCGGCTTCGGGCCCGGCCCGCGCCGGCCGACGTGGTCGAACAGGCCCTCGCGACAGCTGACCTGCGGCTGGAGCTCATGATCTTGCTCGGTCGGCATGCGGGCCTGAGGCGCGGCGAGATTGCTCGGTCTCACACGAACGATCTGTGGCTCGATTCGGATGGCTGGTGGCTGACGGCACACGGGAAGGGTGGCAAGGACCGGGACGTGCCGCTGGATGACTTCGTGGTCGCGGTGCTCCGGCGCTGGATGAATGGCTACGAGGGCTATCTGTTCCCGGGAGCGATCGAGGGGCATCTTGCGCCGGCGAGTGTGGGGCGGCTGGTGTCGCGCCATCTGTTGGGGCCGTGGACGGCTCACACTCTGCGGCACCGGTATGCGACGGAGGTGTGGAACGGGTCGCATGATCTGCTGTCGACGCAGAAGCTGCTCGGGCACGCGAAGCCGGAGACGACGCAGATCTATATCGAGATTGATCGATCTTCGCTTCGTCGCGCCGCGTCGTGGGGGCAGTCGGAGTTGTCGACTGCGCGGATCGTGGAGAGTGCTCCTGTGGAGGATCGTCCCGTGGAGTCGGGTTCGGTCGCGGCCTAGCTTCCACACCCCTTCAGTTGTTGATTGGATAGCTGATTTCCTGCCGCGTCTTGCTAATCATTTGACAAGCGGACGCCGATTGCGTAGTATCTAATCAACAACTGAAGAGAGGGGGTGATTACCAAATGGACAAGGATCTGAAGAAGATCCTCCAGGCGGCCGAGAAGCAGGGCTTCGAGATCAGGTACACCAGCGACGGACACCCGATGGTGTACCGGGACGGGTTGTTCATCACGAAGTCAGCAAAGACTCCAGGAGACCGGCGAGGGCAGTTGAACCTCATCGCAGCTCTTCGGAGACACGGCTTCAAGTGGCCGCCCACGAGGTAGCGAGGTGGGGAGCATAGGACCTGCTCCCCACCCACACTTCGAATGGTAACCACCCCGATGTCCACCAGAGAGAAGCAACAGAAAAGGAACCACCATGGACATGTGGAATCTGGTGATCGAGCTCAACGCCGGCAGGGACGAGGCTGCCGGCGACCTCGGTGACCAGCTGATCACGGAATACTCCGACTATCACCCGGTTGTGACGGTGTCGAACCTGAACCGCGCCGAGCTGGTGCTGTCCTGCCCGGCGGAGGGACTGAGCCAGGCTATGGCGACCTGCCGCGCCCTGACTCGCGACCTGCCGGTGACGCGCTGCAGCATCGAGCGCTCGGACGACTTCGACCGTCGCACTGAGGCTGAGGTGCCGCCCCTGCTGTCAGTCACCGAAGCGGCCGAGCATCTGGGCGTGACCAGGGCCGCGGTGCAGCAGCGCATCGACAAGGGGTTGCTGCCCGCGACCCGTGTCGGGTCGACCTGGGCGATCCCGGCGGCCGCGGTTGAGGCCGCTGTCGCGTAGCTAGGATCGGGCGCATTTCTGTGGCCGCCAGCTGGAGGGGTCCATCCCCAGCTGGCGGCCACAGCTGCGTCTTCGGGCATTTCGTCGGACGACCGCTTACTCTGCCCGCATGCCCCAACGCCGCCGCCCAGTACCCCCCGAAGCGATCGCCGCGTCGCAGTTGGCCGCGTTCGTGCGCGCGCATCGCAGCTCTGAGGCTGACTGGCTGATCAGCGACATGCATCAGCCGGGGAATGGGTCGAGGGATTGCTGGAAGTGTCACGAGCGCTGGCCGTGTGAGGTGTACATAGGGTTGGCGCGGCGGCTGGGCTGGCAGTAGACGCACAAAAGTGCCCCACCCTCCGAATGAGGAGGGTGGGGCACTGAGCGTCCTGATCTCTCAAGACGCGGGGCGGTGCTGCTCGGTCCCACACCGCGGGCAGCGGTAGTGACCGGCGTCCATGGTGTGCATGAGTCCGCCGCACTGGCGGCAGACCCACGCGGCGGTCACGATGCCTCGGCGGCGTCCTCACCCTCGGTGGATTCGTCCGCCTGGGGCTCGGTCTGGTCATCGGTGGCCGCCGCCGTGGATGCGGGCTGGAGCGCCTTCTCGATGGTCGCTGTGATGGTGGCGGGATCCATGGAAGCGATGGTGAAGTTCGTGGTCGCTGGTGTGGCCGCGGCCGTGGGCCGGTAGGCGACGCCGAGACCGCCGGCGATGACACCGAGCGCGGACGTGACGACGCCACCGGAGGCGACAATCTTGGTGGCCATGTCGGGAGCGAGCCAGATCGTCGCGAGCCCGGTGACGATCAGCACGGCGGCGGAGATCGCGAGCAGGACGAAGTAGGCGACAGTGCGGACGATCGGCGGGACGGCCGGCGTCGGGATCGAGGTGGTGTCGACAGTCATTGTGTGGTGCCTCCTAGGCGAGTTGGAAGTTTCGAGCGACGCTCCAAAGCCGGAGCGGGCCGGGTTGGAAGTGGTCAGTAAGGCCACTGGTCGACCGGGAGCAGGGGCACGGTCTGGCCAGCGAGGTGATGGGTGGAGTCGGTGAGCATTTCGATGTGGCCGTCACGGATGAAGCTGTGGCAGCGGATCTGCTCGCCGGGGGCGACGTGGTGCGTCGGCTTGTAGAAGGAGAACTCCTCGGGCCACTGGGTGCCCACGATCAGCAGGGAAGGGCTGATCGTGGGCGCGTCGAGGCTGCCGTCCCACTCCCAGGTGATTCCGGGCGCGCCGTGGCGGTCGACCGGGATGACGTGCGTGTGATCGCAGCCGGGACACCAGATGCGCACGTAGTCGATCGGGACGCCACCCTCCTGTCCGGTGGCTTTCTTGGCGACGGCGGGCAAGGTTCAGGCCTTGGTGCGGACCTTGGCGGCGAGGCCGAGGTGGGTCCACATCCATTTGCCGACGCGGCCGGTCGGGGTGCGGCCGTAATGCTTCTCGATGGCGATCACCACGGCGCGCGTCACGGCGCCGTACTGGCCGTCGACGACGAACTTCGCCGCGCCGGCGGCGCGGGCGGCCTTGCGCGACAGGATGGGGTGCTTCGCGCGGATCCCGGCCTGCAGCGTGGTGACGATCTTGCCCTTCGACCCTTTCGACAGGCCGGGGTAGGTCCAGTTGTCCGTGGTCGGCGTGGGTGTGGGTGCGGGTGCGGCGAGCTTGAACCCGGGCCAGCGGCGGATGCCGCCGTAGTAGCGGCGGCCTCGCCAGAAGATGTAGGTGGTCTTGACCACGCCTTCGGCGGTGCCGCGCGCTTCGATGATCAGGGGCTCGCCCAGCACCGTGTAGGTGCCGTCACCGTTCCACCGCACGCCCTTGGATCCGCCGTAGACGATCGCGACGTGCCCGGCCCGGTTGCCGTAGGCCTTGACGCGGGACGCCCACTTCGCGGAGATGAGGTTCGACAGGAAGACCATGTCGCCGACGTGGATCTCTCCGGACACCTTGCTGGTGAGGTTCCACAGGGCGGCCGCGACGCGATCGCCCAGGACCATGCCGGCCAGGTTGATCAGCCAGATGACCAGCCCGGAGCAGTCGAACGCGGCCGGCGCGCCACCCTTGTAGGGGATCGGCTGGCCGAGGACGTACCGCTTCCCCGCCTGGTCGGTCGCTGCTTTCGCGAACTGCACAGCGTTCATGAGTGCCATGTCAGGCCTCCTCGTCCCAGTCGGGTTCGACGTCGACGCCCGGGTCGGGAGCGGTGGCGTCGTCGGGTTCGGGGTCGGGCTCGGCGGCACGGTCGGCCGCGAGTTGGTCGTCGGTCATTGGCAGAGGTAGGTCAGTCATGAGGGCTCCTTACTGGTGTCGGTAGATGCTGAGTCGGCGTGCGCCGGCACGCCCGGTGGACAGGCCCCACCAGATCTCTCCGGTGGGGGTGACGTGGATTCCTTCGGCCTCGAAGTAGCCGCGGCGGCCGACCGTTGCCGTGGTGCGCAGCAGCGTGGTCTTGCCGGTCGCCCAGTCGACGCGGTGAATGGTCGGCTGGATGCCGGCCGCGCCGCGGAGGATCAGCAGGTCGGGCCCGGCCAGCGCGAAGCCTTGGAAGGTGCCGGGCTGGACGGCGCGGACCATGCGGATCGGCTTCGCGCCGGGCAGCCCGTGATCGTCGAGTTGATAGATGGAGTAGGTGCCGCCGTCCTTGTAGGCGAGGCGGCGGTTCGTGGCGTCGACGGTGACCGCGACCGGCTTTCCCTTGGTGGGTGCCAGGATGCGGGCGGCGAAGGACTTCGGCGGCCGGCCGGCAGCGTTGCGCGCGCTGATCTTGCCTGCTTTGCACGTCACCGTGCGGCCAGGGACGAACATCAAGCGGGTCGATCGCGTGCCGCGCGCGGAGATCCCCGAGCCGCCCTTGGCGAGCTTCGTCGGCCCGGTCTCGATCCACAGCCAAGAACCCTTCGGCGTCTGCGTCGAGTCGGGTGCCGGGATGCACCCCAAGGCGATCCCGTGGCCGAAGCCACGCAGCGTCATCGTGCCCAGGCGCTTGCCGTCCTGGAGCCGGACGCGGGTGATGAGCAGATCCCCACGCCGATCGGCAGTCGGCTCGGCCTTCAGCTGGACGGTGAAGAGCATGCCGAGGGTGTGGTCGGCGGCGAAGGCTTGCGGGACGCGGGCGTTGCCGAGCTTCAGCGGGCCGTGGATCAGCTTGTCGGGCATGGCGAGATCCCCCTTTCGTGGAGGGGTTGAAGGTGAGGTGAGGCTCAGTGCTTGTTGGTGCTGGCGTGTTCAGCAATCGCGGCCGATATCAGCGCCGGCACCTGCTGCGTCATGGCCTGCATGAGCGTCTCGTGATTCGCTTGCCGGTCCCGGGCCGCGTCCTCCCGGATGCCGCCCAGCTCGGATCTGATCTGCGACAGCGTCTTGTCCTGCGAGGTGCGCATCGCCGTGAGCTCCTCGCGCAAGTTCGGATACTCGGCGCCCTCATGGCTATTGACCGTCTGCGACTTCGTCGCCTCGGCCGCCGCCTTCGTATCCCTCAACTCGCGCTTGATCGGGCGCTGCATCAGCCACGTCACCACTGTGAGAACCCCGATCGCACTGATCCACGCCAAGATCTGCACAGGCCACACCCACCAGGGTTGCGCCGGGTCGAGATCGGGGATGTCAGGGATCACATCCCCAACTTGGTGATCGAGAGCGCGGTTCCTTGGAAGCTGACGATCGCGATCGCGCCGGTGGAGCCGGCGCCCACGGCGTAGCCGCGGCGGCATCGCAGGGTGTAAGTCGTCCAGGGGGTGAGCTGCCATTCGTGGCGGTGCCCGGAGTTCGCGTTCAGCGCGGAGTTGTTTTGCCCCCACAGGGAAGACATGTTCCCGTCTCCGTTGTGAGGCTCCCGGAGTTGGTTGCCGTTGGCGTCGAGGATCTCGACACCGATGTAGCCGTACTGGGTGCAGAAGTTGCTCGCGGCCAGCCAGAGGTAGCCGCCTGCCTGGACCGCGATCCTGCCGGTCGAGCTCGTCGTCAGCTGACAGGAGGCATCGGCCGACGAGTCGAAGGGCACCCACGTATTCGCTACCCCGCTCGTAGCTGGGTTCGTTGTGACCGTGGTGAGGCTTCCGGGGGACGCTTCCGCGGACACGGTCTGCGCGGCGAGGAAGTCGAGCGAGCCTTGGTTGCCGGCGGCTGCGGCCTGTACCTCGGCGAGGCGCGCCTCGAGCGTGGATATCCGGCCGAGGAGTTGCCGGATCCCAGCGTCGTCTCCGACCTGTGGTGCGTCGATGAGCCTCATGATTCAGGCCTCTTCGGTGACGGGGGTGATCTTCACGATCTCGCCGGAGATCTTGTCGGCCTCAGCGACGAAGCCGAGCATGCGGGCCGTCATGGTCATCGACACCTCCGGCATGTCGGGATTCTCTAGGTCGACCGCGAAGACGTCCCCGACCTGAATGTCGCGGTTGATGCGGTACGGGCCATCGGGGTGGAAGGTCAGCGCGACGCTCGCAGTGCCCTGCCGGACGACAGCGAGCTTCGAGTCAGCGGCTAGCCCAAGGAGCGCTGTCGACGAGACGCCAGTGTCGGGCGTGAAGCGGAGCTCGACCGGGATGTAGCCGGCGGCGAGTAGTTCGGTCGCGGCGCGGCGGGCCTGGTTGCGGACCGACCCGGTGTTCGTGGCGACGGCGGTCACGATGGTGGCGCCCTTCCCGGCCGTCGCGTCGTTGGTGTAGGTCCATTCGACGCCGGACAGGAGGACGGCCGGGGCGGTGGTGCCGATGTGGGGCGCGACGGTGACCACGATCGCGAGGCAGCCGGCCGCGTCCCACGTCCAGCCGATCGCGTACTCGGGGCCGCCGTCAAGCGCCATGATCGCCGAGATCACCGCGGCGCACGTCTTGTCGTCAGAATCGGCGACGCTGTAGTTCATGGTCGATCCGCACAGGGTGACGTTGACCGCGCCGTGGAAGGTCGTGGCGGCGACAGCAAGCATGTCGGCCACGATCAGGCTGTAGTCGCGGGCGATGACGGAGTACACCCCGTTGTCGGGGGCGGCGGCGAAGACGGTGCCGGTGTACTGCTCCGCGAGCCAGCCGTCGACCGACTGAGCAGTGATGACGATCGTCGCGCCCGACCCGAACTCTTGGTAGCGGATCGGTCCGGCCCACAGGATCGTCTGATCGTCGTCGTCGTAGTGCGCGACCAGGACCGCTCGCAAAGGCTCGGTAGCGATCTGCCAGCGTGCTGGACGGTTCTCGACCGGGATCGACACCTTGACCGTGTCACCGCGCCCGACGTAACACGGCAGGGATGATTCCAGGCGTGCGCCGGGGAGCGACTCGATGACCTCACCGGTCACCGGGTCGCACGTAACCCACTGGATCATCAGGCCACCGGCGCTGACCAGCTGGCGGTGACGGCGGTGGAGCGCGCCGACCAGGTGGCGGGTGAAGACGCGCCGATCGATTGGAGGGCTCCTGTCGACGGAGCGATGGCAAATAGGCGTACCGCTCCCGTCCCAATGTTGACCAGGAGTCCCTGACGCCGAGTCCCATCAGGATTGAGAATGCACGTCCCGATCTGGGTGTAGGTGGCGGGCATCGACATTCCGACCGGCATCGATCCGATATCGAGATTTGATGCGGTGACGGCGGCGGTGCAGGCCAACGACAGGTCGCACCGTATGACACCATCCGTGACGTTGTAGGTCGCTGACTCCAATGCGATTCCCGCAGTGACGTTCGAGATGGATGGCGTCCACGAGGTGGTGGGACGTGACCACAACTTCCAAGATCCGGCAGTAAGGCATCGGTATTCGCTGTTGTCGGCGGTGACGAAGCAGCGGTCGCCGATTCCTGGTGAGGGGATCGCTGTGTCGCGGGCGGTGGTGGTGGCGAAGATCGGCATGCCGTCGACGCGCCACTCGGTCCCGGTCCAGCGCCACGTCACGGGGCCGTCCAGGGTGATGGCGCGCTGCCCTACCCTCAGGAATGACATGGTGCCGCTGGGCAGCGTTGCGTAGGACGCGGCCATGATCGGCGCGCCGAGCGTTGCCGTCCACAGCCGCTTGTCGACGACGGTGATGGATCCGGCGCCGGACTTCGGCACCTGCAGCTGGGCGATCTCCAGACGGCCCGTGGGGAGCGTGGGCGCCACCGGTGACGCTGCCGGGGTCCCGGCGATGATCTCAACCGCCGCCTTGCTGTAGCCGGACCCGTCGACCTCGGTGTCGTAGATGCGCAAGGCGACGCGGTCGATTCGGGCATAGGTGGCGTCCTGGGCCGTGATCGTGGCCGTCTCGGCCGACGCGAGGACTGCGAGGTAGCTGCCATTTGCCCCGGTCGATGGCGTCAGGACGGCGCTGCCGGCAGCCACGGTGAGGGTGAGGCCTGAGACGCTGCAGCCGAGGCCGTGAAGGGCGCCAGGCATTGCGGACAGGCCGTTGTCGTGATGGGTGAGGAGCGCCGCTTGCGCGCGGCGATACTCGAGCGCGGACAGGGACAGGCCGGTGATGGCCATCGGGTCGTCGAATGTCATGGTGCGCTCCTCAGAGGGTGGGACGGATGGTGGCGGTCAGGGTGCCGGTGTCGTAGGCGGCGGCACGGAAGCGGATCGTGTTGAGTCCGGGCGCGAGGCGCGGCCAGTACCGGACGTACGGGGGGCGGGAGGACTGGCCCTGCAGGAGGGACTTCCGCTGTCGCGGATCCGGGTCGATGTCGAGCCACATATCGGCCGGGATCGTGCCGAGCCAGGCCAAGCGGAAGAGGCCAGCTGAGTTCTCGACCACGATCTGCGGATCGGTGACGGGGCCGTCGATCCGCATGGTGAGTTTCCCGCCGGCGGTCAGGGTCGCTGTCACATCGCCGGTCGCTGAAGCGCCGGTGAAGGTGATTGGGAAGGTGATCGGGAAGGTGACGCCGCCATCCGAGCGCGGAAGGCCGGTGCTGAGGATCAAGTGTCCGGAGCCGGCCGCGTCGCCAGCGTAGATCGCTGGATCGGTGGCCTTCAGCGCTGTCGACCAGCTGATTTCAGTGGGGAGTTCCCGCGATTGAGGAGTGACTTCACCATCGCGCTGAACCCAGAACGTGCGGTCGCCTGACGCCAGATGCTGGACGAGCGGGAAAGGATCCAGCGAGATCAGGTTCCGGACAATGTCGAACCCCAGTTCGGTGCTGGCAGCGTCAACGCCCCGCACGACTCCATCGAGGCCCACCGCGCGCGGCGCACGGAACCCCGTAGTCGCCCACGCGCCGTCCGCGCCGACATTCTGCTCGGACGTGAATGCGGCTGCGGGCTCGCCGTAACCAGTGAAGCCGGTGATCTCGTACTCGACACCGTCGACCAGGTCACCGTTGAACAGCCAGCCGTTGATCGTGATCAGACGCGAATCGCTCATAGGTACCTCAGCTGCTGGTCGATGATCACTGCGGCGCCGTACGGGTCACTCGAGGTGACGTTGAAGGTGGCCGACCGCGGCGCGTAGATCGAACCGGGAGCGGTCGGCCCGGCAGCACCAGACGTCACGTAGGAGGGCAGGTGCACGGTGGAGAGGACGGGCGACTTGGTGTAGGTGCCCGTCTCCTGGGTCGTCGCGATCGCCGTCGACGCCGAGTTGAGGTTCCCCGAGGCCTCGTTCAGCATCGCGATCGCGTCACTGCCGCCGGCGAGGATCTGCTGCGCCAGTGTGATGCCTGAGGGGCCCTGGCTGAGGAGCCAACTCGACATCGACGACGACAACCCGTCCGACTTCAGCTGGCCGACCAGGTCGTTGAACTGGGCCAGCTGGGTCGCGCCGCTCTGCATGTTCGAGATCAGGTCGGCCAGGCTCGACCCAGTCTGGAAGGTCGAGGCCCATGACGAAGCGGATGATGCGATCGACGACGCGGTCGATTCGGCGGCCGACGCGGCATCGTCAGCGGCCGTCTTCGCGGCCTCGTAGGCGGCGAGCCGGGCCTCGATCGTGCCCGACTTGGATTTGTTGAGCTCGGCCGCTTTCAGCGCGAGGTCGAGCTCCTGCTGGTCCTCGGCGAGCTGCTGTTCGCCTTCGGTGCGGTCCAGGCCTCGGAGCTTCAGCCGGGAGCGCTTCTTCTTGTGCTTGCCCTTGCCGGTGTAGTAGGTCTCCCGCTCGGCGAGCGCCTTCTTGTCGTCCCGGACGGAGATCTTCAGCCGGGTCAGCTCAAGATCTGACTTCAGATAGTCCTGCCACCACGACAGCGGATGGCCCAGGGTGATCCCTCCATCGGCGAAGGCCTGCAGCATGCCGCCGGCCGACATGCCCGAACCCAGGAGCCGCTGACCGACCTCACGCCAGATAGCGATCGACCGATCCCGCTTCTGCGGGGCGCCCGAAATGAAGGCCTCCCAGGGCCCCGATCCCTGCTCGCCCCATTGCACGCCGCCGTCGCCCTGGAAGGGACGCACCTGAGGCTGGCCGAAGCCGCCTCCATCTGCGAACCGCTGCCGGACGAGAGATCCGAAGAGGCGCACCAGCAGATTGCCATCCGCGCTGTCCAGGTCAGACCGGCCGCCGCCACCCTTCCCGGACTTACCTCGGACCACCTTGACGTGCAAGGTGTCCGTCGTCAGTTCGGGGGTGATCTTCGGCCGCGCCGTGTAGCCATTGATGGCGTGCAGCGCGTTCTCCGCCGCCTCGATGCCCTTGTTGTTGAACGTCGACTCGATCTGCGCCCGCTGCTTCTTCGGCAACTTCTTGATGGCGGTCAGCAAGTTGGTGACCCTGGTCTGAGCGTCCAACGCACCGTCCGCGCCGACGGTCGTAGTCACGTTCTCCGGCAGCAGCTCATACTTCGCGACAAGCTCGCTGATGGCGCCCTCCGAGAACCCCATCTGACGGGCCTGCTTGACCAGAGCTTCCCGACCTCGCTCGATCTCCGAGGTGATCTTCTTCTGGGGCTCCTGAGCCTTCTCCATTGCCTTGACGTGAGTCAGGGTCCCGGTCGCGATCTGGTCGAGAACATCCTTCGCGTCCTGGCCGGCCTTCGTGTCGAGATTCGTGAGATCGGTCTTGTGCTTCGTCGACTTGATCAGCTTCTCCGTGGAGGCGGCCGTCGTGTCGAGCATCCGCTCGAACCCGGTGTACGAACCCGAGAGAGTCAGGGCGGCATCCGCGGCGGCCCACTGTGCCTTGATCCAGTTGTCGAGGACTGAGGTATCTTCCTGAGTGGCTGACGAGGCCGCCTGCGTAGCCGAGGTCGTCTTGCTGAGCGCATCGGCGTAGCTCGTCGTCGCTACGCCAGCTTCGCTGTCAGCCTTCGCCTTGTCCTCGGCGGACTGAATCGAACCAGCCATCGAGGACTTGATCTTGTCCAGTTGAACCAACAGGCCCGAGCCGGTCGCATACAGCCCGTTGTGCGCCACGTAGGCGTTCACCTGGTCATTGACCTTCTTGATTGCGTCGGCGTTACCCAAGACGTACTGCTGGGCGTCAGCCGCAGAGACACCGACCGCCTTCATCTGATCGATGATCGTCGGGCCCCAGTCGGCCCAGCCAGCGGTGCGCGTGGCGGCGAACTGGTCCTGGATTTCCTTGAGTGTCGCGGCGGTGGTCACAGCCTTGCCGTCGAGAACCACGAGGGTCGCGGACAGGTTGTCGGTGCGCTGACGGGCGGCGGCCGCTTCATCGGCCCAAATCTGGAGCGCCAGCACACCCAGCGCAAGGGCCCCGCCAACGCCGGCGACGGCCAGCTTGGTGGTCTTTGCCGACAGCCCCAGCATCTTGAAGCTGTCTCGGGCGTCCATGACGGTGGAGCCGAGCTTTGCGACGCCGGCGACACCCAGCGTGGCTATGCCGCCAGATCCGGTCAGCATCGTTGCAACCGAGAGCAGCGGCTCGGGTAGCTGGCCTACCCAGTCGACGAGCGACTCAGCGCCCTGCGCCATGCCGCGCAGTACCTGGTTTGCGGCACCCCCACCTCGGATGAAGGCGGAGTCGATGCTGCCCCCGAGGCGCTCAATGTCACCGCTAAGGTTGTTGGTCTTCTCCGCGGCTTGGCGCTGGGCGTAACCCGCGTCATTGACTGCGGCGGTCCAGCTCTCGATCCCTTGAGATCCTTGGGCGAAGAGGATCCGAGCGGCGGTGATCTGCTCGTTGCCAAACAGGATCCCGAGACTCATGTCCTTCTCGGCGTCGGTCGCCTTCTTCGCGGACTTCCCGGTGCCGTCGTAGGCCTTCTGGAGCTGGCCAGCGACATTGGACAGGCCGAGGAACTTGCCATTCTGGTCGTACAGCTCGATGCCAAGGCGCTTCATCTCTGCCTGAGCTGCCTTGGATGGTGAGGTCAGAGAAGCGAGCACCCCGCGCAGGCTCGATCCTGCCTGATCCGCCAAGATGCCCTGCGACGCGAAAGCCGCCAGCGCGCCGATGGTCTCCTCGATGGAGATGTTCATGCCATGCGCGACCGGACCGACGTACTTCAGAGCCAACCCGAGATCAGACGCGTTGCCCATCGCCTTTCCGGCACCGGCCGCCAGCAAGTCGGCCACATGGGTTGCCTGGGTCCCCTCCAGCCCGAACTGCTGGAGAGCAACAGACGTGAGTTCTGCGGCGTCGGCCACCGACATCTGATCCGAGGCGGCCAGGGACAGAGCTCCGGAAAGCCCGCCGCCGAGCACGTCCTGAGCTTTGACGCCGGCCTTGAGCATCTCCGTGATGCCCTGAGCAGCCTCAGTCGCGCTGTACTGGGTATCCGCTCCGAGCTCGATCGCCTTGTCGCGCAGCTTGTCGATCGACGCTCTCGCATCGTCACCCGTGGAGCTGACCGAACTCATAGCCTGGTCGAAGCTGGCGTAGGTACGCACGGCCTGGCCCGCGACCAGCAGCATGCCGGCACCGACCACTCCCAGGGTCGTGCCGAGCGCCGACAGTTCCGCGCGATGGTCAACAATGTTCCGAGTGGCGGCGAACAGGGTCCCGGAGAGCTTCTTCGCTTCCGCTTCCTGCATTCCCATCGCGGACGCGGCCGACAACCAAGCCGCCTGACCACGTTCCGTAGCCGCTGCAACTTCGACCTGTGACGCGCCGGTCGCGATCAGGTTCTGGCGGTACTCCCGCGTGCTCTTGGCGATCTGATCCAGAGCTTGCCGATTAGCCCGGCCCTTAGCCGTCGTTTGGTCGAGGGTCGCACCATTCTGCTTAACCGCCTGCGTCGCGCCCGCGATCGATCCCTCAAGTTGAGTTTCGGCCTTCGACAGGGCCAGCACCTGATCGGCGGTGAGCTTGGTCTCTTGCCGGGACTGGCGCATCCCGGAGACGTAATCGGTGACCTTTGCCCGCAGCTCGACTGCGACTGTGCGATTCGGAGGCACGCGAAACACCTCCTAACGGCTGGAATGTGGGGTTGAATGGGCGCTATGAGGCGACTGGGGATCTTGGCTCTTGTGTTGCTGTTAGCTGCTTGCGCGCCGGCGCCTGCGAAGACCGCCTCTGGCCGGGTGCTGGTAAAAGCCGCGATTGATCAGTACGAGCCGGTAGTCGGCGCGCCGTGTGTTCCTAGGTCCGGAATCGGGGATTTGTACCTTTTCGAATCGGGTGGAACACATGTCGTGCCCCTCGGCCAGGGCACCGTCGTGTACCCCTCTGGCGAGGTCAAGGCCGGCCAGCAGTGGTGCACTGTCCCGTTCTCGGTTCAGATAGCTTCGGGAGCCTCAACGGTGATCGCCCAGGTGGGAACGGGATCGGTAGAGGTCCCGACTGACAAGCTGTACTCGGCGGGCGGCGTGACCCTGATGACCGTCGCTGGCCACCTCGTGGTGGTGTAGTTCGAGACGTGAGTGAGAGCGAAGAATCATGGACTGGTGGTGGACCACAAAGGTCGGACGCCTATGGCTTGCAACTGTCGTGTGCGTGTTGATCGGCGGCCTAGTTGCCCTGTGGGCCGCGGAGGCTCGATCCAGCGTCTTTCGAGAACGCAGCCTCTACTACGTGATGAGCGGGTCGCCGTCCGCGACGGCGAGGATCCTCGCGGCGAGTGAAGCCTCGACGGCAGTGGGCTGGATATCCACTCTTTCGTGGGTTCTCATCGGAGCCGGAGCAGTCGCAGCGATCGCCGCCATAGCGGTTAGCAGACCGAGCCGGTCACATTAGGGTCTCTGATTATCGGTGAGTCAGAGTGCGCTTCCAGTAGGGTCGCAGAATGACAATCCTCGTTATTGGAATGCCCAGCGGCTGGGAGTTCGTGATCGTGGCGCTGATCGTGCTCGGGATCCCCGTAGTCGTGATCGGCCTGGTGATCGCACTCATCGTGCGGAGCTCGCGTAAGGCCAAAGCCCAGAAGCTTGCCGTCTACGATCAGTTGTTCAGCGTGCCGAGCGTCAGTTACCAGCTGGCGGCGGGAGCCCTACCGTACGAGGCCATCGTTGCCGAGGCCACCCGCCGCGGTTATCAGCTGATCGAGCAGACACCCGGTGGCCTGCTGACCTTCACGCGTCGGCCTCAGGCGTGAGCTCCGGCGCGCCGCCGGCATCCATCTTCCTGACGGCCTCGTCCATCAGCTCCTGAGGCGTACGTTTCCGGGCGCGAGCCTTCGCTTCGGTCATCGCCTGAGCGACGCTCATCACGCGCACGAACCAGCGGCGAGCAAAGTCAGGGTTGCGACCCTTCTCGAGCTCCGCCTTGTCCAGGCCCTTCTGCTTCTCCTGCGCCTTCTGGAGCGCCTCACAGGACTTGCACACCGTGTAACCGGGTTGGTGCACCAGGCCCGCCGCGGACTGGGTTCGGTGGTGGCCACAGGAGTACAAGCCGGCCTGCCAGTTCCGAAGCTCATCGATGAGGGCGACGTCGAAGTCATCCCATTCGGGTTCGCTGACGGTCGTGTCGAGTCGGCCGTCTTCGTCGTAGTGAAAGGTGACTGCTGGCTCCCAGCCCGCGTAACGCCGCGGCGACACGCCGAGCTCGATGGCGTGGGTGATGTCGCGGCGTAGCGCGGCCGACGAAGCTACGAGCTCAGCAAGGTAGGGAAGTCGATCGGGTTCCGAGATTCCTTGAGGATTGCGTCGGCGAGCGGTTTCCAGTCGCCCTCATCAGTGATCTCCGGATCCAGGTAAGCACCCAGGTCATCCCTGCCGAGTTCGGAGAGGTCGATCGGGATACCGTCAGCCGTCTCCCAGTACATGAAGGCTTCGAGGAGGATCGCACGCCCGAGCGCGAACTCGGTCCCGCCATCCTCGCGGGCAGCTTCAAAGCTGGCCTCGAGCTCGTTGATTGTCAGGTTGTGGAACACGGCCATGGCACCGATCTCGCGCTCGCGCGCCTTTAGTTCGTCGGCGCGCACCGCGAGTTCCTGCGACTTCGGTGACCAGCCATTCTTTCGGGGCCGCGGCTGCTGACTGCGTGCTGAGGCGGTGATCTCGCTGGCGGCCGCGGCCACGAACTCGGCTTCAGCCTCGCGGCGGGCAGTGACGAGCTCGGGATCGAAGCAGTACCACTGCTTGTGCGTGCGACGGGCCTTCGTCTCACTGCGCTGCCGGATCAGATCCCGGAGCGATCCGGTGAACTGGGGCGTTTCGGTGAGCTTCGCAACGCCCTCGGCTGCGTCGGAGAGGTCTTCGTCGTTGACGCCGGCCGCGGTCAGGGCTTCGACGATTTCGTTGTTGGTTTCGGACACGGGGTTCCTCCTTGGGGCTGTGCTTGGGATGAGGCGCTTGGGGCTGGGTGGAAAGGGGTGGTGGGAGCCCCAGCCCCAAGCAGATGGGCTCCCACCACGTCTGCGGGGGTCAGCCGGTGACCAGCTTGATGTTCTGCAGCACGGGGCCGGTGATGAAGTACCGCTGGGTGAGCTGCAGGAGCTGACCGTCGTTCGACGGGTCGATCTCCACGGGCACCTGGCGGCCCCACCGGACCGGCACCAGCAGCGCGAGGACCTGGTCTGCGGCGAGCTCGACGTCCTTGGCCAGGCCGAGGCGGTGACCGAGGTAGCCGATGGTGCCCTGGGTGAGGGTGGTGACGTGCTTGTAGTTGATGACGTCGTCGGGCTTCTGCGGGTCCCACTCGTAGATGAAGTTGCCGCCGGTCCACTTGCCCTTCCCGGGGACCTCGTACTCCGAGTCCGAGCAGTACTTCATGTGGGTGCCGACACCCTCTTCGAACTTCGGCTCCCAGCCGGCGTCGGGGACGCAGGTCAGGTTCATGATCGCCTCAGACACCTTCGGGGCGGTCTTCGAGGCGATGGTCGGGAACCAGAAGATCCCGCCCTTGGCGAGTGCCGGCAAGCCGACAGGCTCAAACAGTGTGGTCATTCGTGGGCCTCCTCATCGGTTGCCCCCGCGGGGGCGGGTTCGATGACCGGCTCGGGTGAGCCGGCCTTGCGCTTGGGGCGGACCGAGGTGCCCAGCGGCACTCGGGGCTTGAATCGGTGATACGGGCCGGGCGTGGCGTCGACGATCTCGACGTCACCTGCCTCGGCGAGGACGTGGGCGGCGTGATCGGGGAGCATGTCGTCGGCGCCGTTGGAGTGGCGCACGTGGATGTACTGGACGTCGGTCATCGGTCCTCCTGGGCACGACGAGGAGCCCCCGGGGCGAGCCGGGGGCTTGGGTGGATGGTTGGGCGGTTAGGCGGGAAGCCAGCAGTGCATGGTCAGCGGCGCAGTGAGCCGAATGTCGTTACCCTCGCCGCTAGGAACGATCGGGTTGGAACCTTCCTCGACGATCGGCGAAGCCCCGTCGACGACGACCAAACCCCACAGGGTGTCGCGGGCAAGCTGAGCAGCCTTTCGGACACCTTTGGTTTCGCGGGCAACGCACGAGATCTGGAAGTCGAACCGCAGCTGTGTGACACCGCCGTGGTACTTCCTGCGCAATGGTTGGGCTGTCTGGTCGTAGAAGCAGAAGTAGACCGATGCTGGAGTGCTGGTCGGGGCGCCATCGATCACCTCGTGCCCGTTCGCCCATGGTGAGCTGGCGGACCTCAGCGCGGTGATGATGGCCTGTGCTGCGGCATGGAAGTCAGCCATTGAGCGCGTCACCTCCCAGCTGGGCGAATGCCTCCAGGAATCCGGGTTCGACCTCCGCGAGTGCCGGCGCCATGTACGGGCGGGGCGCCATCTCGTGAGTGCCGTACTCCACCCACGCGGCGTAGTAGGCGAACGGGCCGATCTCTGCTGACAAGCCCACCAGGTCGACCGTTGACCAGATCGAGCGCGCCAACCGGCCAGACTCCTTCGGACAACGCTCTCTCGCGATCTCGGTCAGGCGATTCGAGTGCTCCACCAGCAGCCGTGGAGCCTCGTAGGCCACGTGCTGGCCGGCTGCTTCGAGGTCAGCGGCGAGCTGCGTGAGCTGATCAGCCCAGACGGGCATCGTGCTCCTGACACCACACGCGGCGGGCCGTCAGCTGAGACCCGACCTCGGAGATCTGAACGTCGAAGCGGCGCCCGGCCAGCGCGGGGTCGGACACCGCGGAGATGATCGTGACGACCTGGTCCTTGACCGGGACGATCTCGATCGGCAGCGAAACGCGCAGCCGCAGAGTCGGAACGGTTTGGCCGCCGACCGTGAGCGTCTGCGGCATTGTGTCGGTGGTTTTGATGCGGCAGGGCAGCTGTTCGGCGCCGTTGTACGTCCAGGCGACCGCCCCTTCGATCAGGACCTCGTCCGGCCAGGCGTCGGGATCCCGGATGATGCACCGATCGGTCATCATCGACAGGGCCTGCGCGCGCAGCTCAGGCAGAGCAGCGGCGATCGCGTCACCAAGAAGCATGGCCGTACCCGTCGTACGACGACGGGGCCGACAGTGGCGGCCGCAGATCGTGGTGGTGAAGACGGAAATGGTGGTGATGGTCGGGGTGGCCCACCAGCGGAATGGACGCGTTCTGCCCGGCCTCCTCGGGCAGGAGCATCGCCCACCACTCGGGCCGGATCCGGATCTGCCCCGACGCCGCGGTGTACTCACGGCTCGTCGAGCCGTCGTCGACAGCGATCGTGACCTTGGTCGCCGGGTCAGGGTTCTTGATCCGGTCAGCGACCGCCTCCCGAACAACCAGATCCAGCGTCGCCGGATCCACGCTCGTCAGGTCGATGGTCGACCGCCCATCAGGGCCGTGGCTGATGATGGTCCGGGCATCCTCGATCCACAGCGCAGCCTGAGCCTGCTCGGCCGAGGTCAGGGGACGACCCACACTGATCTGGATCTGGTCGACACTCACAGCCATGGGTCGCCCCCTTTCACTCAGTTCGCGCCTGCGTCGCCGGCGTCATCCGGATCGAGCGGCGGCTGAGCACCGTCGATCTTCGCGCCGTCGGTCTCAACTTCGGCTGCCTTGATGGCGTCGCGAATGTCGGCCTTGGTGGTCGCCTTGCCCAGGTCGATGCCGTTGGCGGCGGCGTAGGCCTTGAGCTCGTCGACCTTCATGGCGTCGAGCGGATCGTCGTCGAGCGGATCGCCGTCGACATTCGGGCTTTCGCCCTCGGGCGTCGGGGAGCTGGTGAGGAGGTGATCTCCCACCAGCCCTTCGGCCCAGCTGGGGAGCGTGGAACCCTCCAGCAGGACCTCAGCGATGGTCGTGGCCGGGTTGACCACGATCGTCGTCCGGATGAGCTCGCTCATGCGAGGACCTGGATCGCCATCGCGGCGTTCGGGGACGCGAGGACCGGCTCGCCGATCGAATCGCCCTGGGCCTCGATCGAGCCGCCGACCTGGTCGTCGCGGAAGATGCCGCACACGATGCCGGGCTGCTCGTCGGGCTCAATGCCCCACGAGTCGTAGGTGGCGGTGACCGTCTGACCCCAGTAGGTCGCGCCCAGCAGGGAGCCTTCCTCGGCGTCCGGAGCGACCGGCTCGGGCAGGAAGTACACCTTCTTCGGGTCGAGGACCTTGGTGAGGGTGCCGCCGACCTTGTACTGCCGGTTGTAGATCTCGACCGGCGGGAGGCTGGCGGACAGCAGGAAGGCCTTCACTTCGGAGTCCAGCGCGGGACGGGTCGCGCCGTTCCCGAGCAGGGTCGCGAACTGCAGGCCGGCCATGAGCGCCGCCCACGACGTGTCGGAGAACAGCATCCGGCCGGGCTCGAGGCCGTCGTTCTTCGCGACGTACACCTCTTTCCATGCCTTCAGCGCAGCCAGTCGGTCGACCGACGTCGACGACCACAGGTTGGGTGCGACGATGCCGAGAGCAGCGTCGCGACCGAAGTCGTCGTTGATGGCGTAGTTGCCCTGGCTGATGACGACCTTGCCCTGGTCGATCGCGATGCCGCGGGTGAGTTCCTGCCGCATTGAGATCGCTTGCACGTTCCGCTTGATCGCGGACTCGATCGACTTCTTGACCCGGTCGTCCGACAGGCGGGCGAGTTCCTTCTGGGTCAGCTCGTCGATCGGCTCGGTGCGGGCGATCGACGGCAGGTCGATCGTCTTGCGGGTGACGCCTTCACCCTTACCGACCTCGGGCTTGCCGCCGAAGGCGCGGTAGTTCGCGGCGTCGACCAGGCCGTTGGTGCCCGGGTAGAACTTCACGTGGTCGGAGGCCACGTACACGTTCGGCAGGTACCGGGCCAGCGTGCCGCCGTTGGCCTGCTCGATGACGTACTGCTCGTCGCGGGCGACCGCGGTGGCCTCGACCGGATCCATGATGTCGGTCCAGAGGACGTTTGCCATGATTCATCAGCTCCAGAAGGTGAAGCGCGGCTGAGGCGCGGTGGTCGGCTTCGCGAACCCGGCCAGGGGCACGTTCGCGATCTTGATGTTGCCGCGGGTGATGACCGCGACGTTGACGTTTTCAGACCCATCGGTCTTGAAGTCGCCCTTGAGGTGTCCCAGCACGGCGCCGGCAGTGTCGGTCCACGGCACGATCGCGGAGCGATCCGCGACGTTGACCGGCAGGCCGCACGGCAGGAAGCCGTTCGGGAAGTGGGTGGCCTTGGTGAAAGCCGTGATGTCGATCACACCGGAGATGGCCTCGTCGAGACCATCGGTGTTGAGCATCCAGCTGTAGTCACCAGTGCCATACGTGGTGGTCGTCAGACCGGGCATGGTTGGTTCCTTTCGGGATCCGGGTTACTTGGTTTTCGCTTCGCGGGCGGCGCGGCGCTCAGCCATGTAGGCCTCCACCGAGCTCTTGCCCGCGTTGTCGCCGCCCCCCTTGCCGGCTGACGGGTCGGGCCGCGGCCGGCCACCACGCTTCGCGCGTGACGTGGCGTCGTCGTCGCCGTCCTTGTCGTCTTCGGAGGGGGAGAGGCGGGCCGCGAGCGCGGCGAGCTCCGCCTCGGACTTCATCGACGCCAGCAACTTCAGGTCTTTGTCGTCGGTGATCTTGTGCGCCCGGGCGACTCGCTCGACCAGGTTCTCGTGCTGCAGCTGCTCGACCGTCGCGGTCAGCTTCTCGATGGCGTCCGGGCCATCCTTGGCTGGCTCCCCGCCGATCAGCGGGGCGAGTGCCTTACCGAAGTTGGCCTGGAACTCCTTCAAGCCCTGGATCTCTTTCTCCAGGGCCTTACGCCTCGCGCGCTCCGCGTCGAGGGCCTTCTTGCCGCCAGCGCCGAGTTCCTCGTCGTCCTCAGACTTCGCGTCGTCGGACGTGCCAGCATCAGCACCGCTGTCGTCGCCGCCTGCGCCGTCAGCGCCGGCGTCTGCCATCATTCGGAAGCCAGCGAACAGCTTCATGTGCTCGTCGATCTTGGCCTGCAGTTCGTCCGGGATCGCGGGACGCGTAAACGGCTTATTCATGTGTGTTCTCCGAATCGCTCGGTTTGGTCCCGTCGCCTCGCGCGGCGGGGAAAATCAGGAAGTGGCGGGCGCGCGGCCAGCCGGGTGTGGGCAGATCAGGCCGCTCGGATGACGGTTCGCTGCGCGGCGGTAAGCGGATCCTCGGTACGCACGTACACCTGGCCGGCGTTGGCCAGCTGGCGTCGGTAGTCGGCCTCGACCGCGGCCGCGATGCTGGGCGTCAACGGTGCGCCGGCGGTGCTGTAGGGGTTCACGCCGTTGAGGACCATGTCCCAACGCTGTTTCGCGTCGTACAGGCGCCGCTCGGCGGCCGTCATGGTGTACCGATCGCCGGCACGTTGCCCGGTGGCCTTTGCCGCCTCGACTGCTTGCCGGGCCGCGACCCGGGTACCGCCACGACCGAGCTTCCCGTAGCCCTCGTAGCTGGCGCCCTTGACCGCGCCGAGCGGATTCTGCCCGCCGGGAAGGATGTAGCCATGTCGTTGCAGCTCCCGGAGCGCCTCGGCACGATCGGGGTGCAGCCGGTAGATCGCCTCCGGGGTGAGACGCCGCTGGCCTCGGTTCAGAGCTGCCCTGGCGAAGCCACGCTTACCCATGCCTTCGGTCGTGAACTGGCCGTTGCTCGTCATGCCGCGGCGGGCGTTCACGACCCTGCTCATGTCGGCGCCGTCACGGATGGCCTGCGCGCCGGCCTGGGTGAAGATCCTGTCCTGCTCGACGGCCGGCAAGGAGTTGAAGTACTCGTAGGGGTCCTGGACCAGACCTTCGCTGCGGGCCGCGGCCAGGCTCGACTCGTGAGCGGGGCGGTGCACGCAGTCGCAGCGCGGATGACGAAGGAACCCGTCGTTCCAGCGGTAGAACCGGCCAGCGAGCACGGTGCACCGGGCACAGGACGGTGGGTTAGCCATCCGAACCCAGCCGACGCCCGGCCGGGAGGCGATATCGATCGCCGCGGCGGTGCGTGACGTGTCAGCCATCAACGACTGCATGATCTGGTCGAGCGCCAGCGCGCCGGCTGCGAGAGCGGCCGACGTCGACGTTCCGGATCCGATCAGGCCCAGCGTGGTCGCGGCCGGCGAGTACAGCAGGCCGGCCAGGCTCCGTCCGTCCGGTGCCCAGCCTGCGATCGTCGTCGAGTCAACGAACGCTGTCGGCGCGACCCAGGAGCCTTGCTCGGCGAGCGTTTGGGCGACGTAGGCCGCGCCGGCGTCTGCTGCGTCGGCCTGGGCGGCGGTGATCGCCGACAGAATCTGCTGGACCTGCGACGACCACGACTCCGCGATCCGGTTCCGGTTGACCTTCCGCCACGCCCGCCGGCCAATCCGGCTCGTCTTGGCCTGGAGCCAGTCGACCTTTCGGACGTGGGCGTCCGCGGCCGCGCTGGCAGACATCAGGCCGGCTGCCCAGCTGCGTCGAGCACGGCGAGCCGCTCGGCGACCTTCTGGGTGTACGGATCGGCTTCCTGAGCGGCGAAGTACGCCCGCTCGCGGTCCTTGCGGGCCTCGTCCCAGTTGAGCTCGTCCCAAGCGCCCTCGCGCGACAGGATGTCCTCGTTCTTGAGCTTCACGACCTTGTCGGTCAGCTGCGCCTCAGTCGGCGTCGACGGATCGAACCACAGCGCCCGGATGGTGTTGTTCGTGGGCCACTCGTTGGTGCGGAACCGTTCCCACAGGCCCATCACCCACGACCAGCTGTCACCGTCGAAACGGTTCTTCCACTCAACGTTCTTGACCAGGCGGGACTCGTCGGCCTTGATCGCACCCTCGGATGCGGGGTTCACGGCTTCCTGGCCCATGAACCGCAGCGGCAGGCCGAGCTCGGCGGCGCACCATGCCAACAGTGCGTTCACCGCGTCGTGGAAGTTCTTCAGCTCGGCTGCCTGGAAGTTGCCGAACTTCGCGTCCGCGTTCCCGGTCGACATGATGACGGTCATGTACGCCTCCCACACCGGGAGCGGCTTGCCGTCCTTGTCGACGAACTCTTCGCGGCTGACGCCGGCAGCCCACCGCTTGGGCCATGCGAGTGCTTCGCCGGCGACCTGCATGTTCGAGATGAGGCGGGCGATCGCGTCGGTCTTCTCGATCACGTCGGCCATTTCGCTGACACCGGCCCAGCGTCCGGTGCGCTGCCGGTTGAGGAACATGACCAGGGCCAGGCGGCCGAGCTCGTGCTTGTCTGGAGGAATTTCGGGATCCTCTTCCCATCCGTTCTTGCCGCGACGGATCCACTTCGTGACGTTCGGCAGGTACAAGGTGCCGCATTGCGTCGGTCCGTCGTTGTAGAGGCGCAGCGCGGCGCGCGACTTGCCGAGCGGGGACACGTCGATGCCGAGACCTTCGGGGGGCTCGACCGTGATGATCGGCATGTTGTCGTCGTCGGGGTTCGCCGAGACGGAAACGAAGCCGCGGCCGAACAGGCGGACGTCCTGGTGCAGCAGCATTGACTGCGATGTCAGGTTGTTCTGCTCCCAGGCGTCTCGGAGTTCGGGGTCGACGCCACCGGTGGCCTTGTTCGTTGCGGTGGACGAGTAGCGGCGCTGGAAGCCTTTGAGGTTTTGCCTGGATACCGGTTCGGAGACGGCCATTCGTGGCACGTTGACCGCGGCCTGGAACATGCGCAGTTCGGGCGGGACGGCGAGGCCGATCTGGGTGAGTCGGCGCTCGCCTTCGAAGTAGCGGTCCAGCAGGGTGTACTTGCGGTTCTGTTTCCGGATCTGGGTCTGGAGCTTGGTGACGATCGCGAGCTCGTCGCTTTCGAGCGTGGCCACAGGGCACCTCCTCCAGGTCAGTTCCAGCAGATGACGCGGTTGTCGGTCTTGGTTGGCCAACCGGTTGCACGGCTGTCGCTCGCCGCTTCGTGGGCGAGGACGTCGGCCATGCACAGGTCGATGTGTTGGTGTTCGGACGGCTTCGCCAGCAGGAACCGGTCACCGGAGCGAGCCACCTTCCGCGCGTTGAGCGCGTGCTCTTCGTACGTGGCGTCCTCGGTGTGCCGGGTCGTCTTCTGGATGATGTCGACCTGGTAGCGGACCAGAGCGGCGTGCATCTTCGAGATGCGGGTCGTGTACCACTTCACGACGCGGTCTTCGCCGTACTCGACGGTCCAGTCGTCGATCTCGGTGTCCCATTCGCGCGGGTCGCAGTAGAAGCGGCTGACGTGGTACTTCGCGAAGATCTGCTCGACGGCCGCGTTCACTTCGTTGCGCGGGATCATGCCTCCCGGCCACAGAGATGGATCCCACCAGCAGGGCCGTTCCTCACCGCCCACGGTGTAGGTGGGCGTGAACCGCAGCCCGGAGCGGTCCTCGGCGCGGATCGCTGTCCAGTCCAGCGACAGCGACCCATCGAACCCGAGCGCGATCTCCCCTTCGGTGGCTCGGGAGAGGCGTCCGGGAGTGAGGATCGCTTTCTGCAGGAAAGCACCCTTACCTTCGGCGCGTTTGTTCCCGAAGTAGCGCTCGGCCTGCGGCGGGTCGGTCTTGAGGAGCGTCGCAGCCTCTTGTTCGATGCTGGCCAGGTTCACCCACCAGGCGCCTTCGTAGACGTAACGGTGGATCCGGTCGCGGTGCCGCTTCTTCAGGTAGTCCAGGGGTCGGCCGTCGTCGTCGCGGAGAGCCTCGTCAGGATCGCGCCAGTACACGAAGATGTCCTTCGACGTCTTCGACAGCGTGTGGGTCTGTTGCGCGTAGCTGTTCTCGGTCGGGTCGTACATGTTGGTCCAGGCGTGGGTGCGGCCACCCATGCCGGCAGCGCCGCGGCGTTGTACATCGGCGAGCGCGATCATGCCGTTGCTTTTCACCCACAGCCCGACCTCGTCTTGCTCCGCGCTCGAGATCGGGTTACCGAGCCGCGACTTCGCCGAAGCGGTGACGACGTCGATGCGGTCGAGCTCTTCGTCCTCCATGACGGCGTCGCTGCCCATGTGGGTGAGCCCCATGACGCGGACGAAGCTCTCACGGTCCAGCAGCAGATGCTTGAGGGGTCCGAGGCGGATCATCGACTTCAAGGGCCGGAAGATGTTGTCGGCGGCATCTGAAGAGAAGCCGGTGATCTGGATCAGCGGTGACGGGTGCCGCATGCCCATCGGTTCGCCGGGCAAGTATTTGTAGACCCAGCCGCACGGGCAGCCGTTCTTGCTGCACAGGTACACGTCGCCCGGCTTCGCGAAGCCAGCGAAGTACGTGGGCCCCGCCGCCTCGGCAGCGTTGAACGCTGCGGCGAGCGGGCCCTTGCCGAGCTTCTGCGGACCGATGACCAGCGTCTGGCGATACTCGAAGGCCTGGTTGCCGACCGGCGGCTTGTCGGGGCCGACTTCTTCGGGTGGGACGAACTCGGCGTTCTCCCGGATCCGGTACCGGTTGGCTGCGATCCAGAACTGGTAGTCGACCAGCTGCAGCGGCTGGCCTCGACGGAAGCCGTCCGGGACACGGCAGTGACGAGTGATCCACTGGTCGACCAGATCCCCAAGGGTGGGGAAGTCGACAACGTACTCAGACACTGTTCTCGACGACCCGCAACCGGCGCTGCGGCTGCTCCTCGATCGCCTCGTCCGGTGCCGGCTGGTCGTCGACGGCGGGGAGCTCCTCGACCGGGGCCGCGATCTTCCAACCCATCTGCTTCAGGCCGGCGTCACTCAGCCCGATCTGATCGGAGAACCGATGCAAGCTGTTCTTGTCCGCCGACGTCGCGGTGGTGCCCTCGCAGATCACCAGGGTCCGTACCCACATCGCGATGATCGGCAGCCGCCACATCTCAGTTGGCCGGGACCACGCCCACGCCTGCGGGGTGCGCCACGCCCACCTCCACCAGTACCGTTCGCGGGTCGCGATGCGCTTGGTGTCGGCATCGTCGGCGCCGTCACGCACGGGCAGAGGGAAGCGGGGGATCTTGCCTTGGTAGCCCTCCGAAGGAAGAGCGGTCAGCCGGTAGCCCAGCTGATCAGACCGAGCCGAGTTCGGATCCTTCGGCGGGCCCGAATGGCTCCGGGCGCCGCCCCGCATCTCAGGTCGGGTCTTCCAGGAAGTGCGTGGCCATGGTTTCTCCTCAGCGGCGTCGCGCCGCGGTAACTGCCCCCTCGGCGTCGCGCCGAAAAGGGTGGTCTGCGATGTTTTGAACCCTCCGCACCTTTTTCCCGCC